TCAGGAGACTTGGATCTTGCAGTAGACGCCAAACAAGTAACCAAAGATCAACTGGCAGCTAGACTATCACAATGGGCCTCCAGCCACGGATTCAAGCCGGAAGACTATGTTAAAAAGTCCGGCATCAGTGTGCATTTTAAAACACCTATCATGGGCAATCCCAAGCTGGGCTATGTGCAAACTGACTTTATGTTTTTGACCAATGTGCCATTCTCCAAGTTTGTACTGAGCGCAGCCGGCGACAGTGCTTACAGTGGATCAGCTCGTAATGTGCTGATGAACAGCATTGCCAAAAGCATGGGTTACAAGCTGAATCAAAATTCAGGCATTGCTGATCGTGCAACCAACGCCATCATATCAGATGATCCAGATAAGATTGCCAAACTGCTGTTGAATAAATCAGCCACTCGTGCCGACCTACACAGCGTAGAAACCATTGTGGCCGCACTGGAAGGCGATGCCAAGCGTGATGCCAAGCTGGCTGATGCACGTGAACACTTTGCCAAGATTGGTGTGCCGTTCATGGAAAGCGAACAGCCCTTGTATCAGGCCTACGACGAAGTGAGTTTTCTAGCACGACTGCGGGATCGCGTGGTAAACCAAGGCATGAGTGTGATTGTTGAATCTGACGTGCAGGGCGGCAAGGCCAAGGGTATTGAACATCTAGAAGATCTAGTGTTTCGCAAAGGCAGTCGTGGTATTACAGATGCCATAGCCATCATCGACCATGTGGCGCAGGACACTCCCAAGACCACTACAGTTAAGTGGGACGGAAAGCCTGCTGTGGTGTTTGGCCGTAATGAAGCTGGAGAGTTTGTGCTGACCGACGTGTCGGGCTTTGGGGCCAAAGGCTACAACGGTTTGGCCACCAGCGTCAAACAGATTGCACAGATCATGTCACAGCGCAAAGGCGACCGTACCGACTTGATTGCTCTGTATGCTCAGGTATTTCCGTTGCTAGAAGCAGCTACTCCTAGATCATTCCGTGGCTATGCACAGGGCGATTTATTGTATACCACTACACCAGCCGAAGTATCTGGCAACTGGGTATTCAAGCCCAACACCATTGAGTACCGTATTCCAGTCAACAGCGAAATTGGAAAGATGATTGCTGGCACTGAAGTTGGTGTTGCCATGCATACCTACTACAGTGAAGTTGGTGCTGCCAAGCAGCCGATTGGCACATTGAAATTCAATCGTGTGCCGGGGCTGTTGCTGATTGAGCCTGTGGCACCGAGAGAAAACATTACCCGAGACAACAAGCTGACCACACAGATCAAACAGCTGGCTCGAGCAAATGGTGCTGCCATTGATCAGTTGTTTAATCCGGCTGATCTACGTTCTCGTGGTATCACAGATCTGCCCAAACTCTGCATTGACTACATCAACAGCATTGTTAAGAATCCTGCATACAATGATTTCAACTTGTCAACAATTCTACCCGAATTTGGACAGTGGTTACAGGCCACTGTGACACCGAGAAAATTCAACAACATTGCAGAATATCTACAGAGTCCGCGTTCTAACACCGACGGCATAGCAGCCGCCTTTACTGCATTTGTGCTGTTGCACAAGCTGAAACAGCACACCCTGGGACAGCTGGATCGTCAACATCCTGGACAAGAAGGCTGGGTTATGGCCACTCCATCGGGCATGGCCAAAGCAGTGAATCGCTTTGGATTTACCCGGGCCAACGTACAACAAAACAATCCGGATCAACTGGCCTAATTGGAGATTTTTTACCAAATGTATAAATAAGTGCAGGTCCAACGTGACCATACACTAAGGAGATTTTAAATGGCTTATATCACACAAGTAAACGGCAACTTTCAACCAGTTGTTAACATGGATTCTGGTACAACACCAGCATCCCCCGGCGCAGGCCACAACAGTGGTGCAAACACAGTAACCAGTGGTGCAACAGTTAATGCAGCAGGCCCAAAACTAGACTTCGGCACAGTTACTTTCACAGGTAACGCTACAGTCAGTGGCTCTTCATTGGCAATTGCAATCCAGACAATTCAGACCAAGGCAACTATTGCCATCTATGAATTCACAACTAACAGCTCTAACACAGCTACACTAGCTTTGGCCACATACCCAACTGCTGCATGGGACTACACCAACGCTGGCGATCTAGACGCTGCATTGACTGCTGCTCTAGGCTACGCTGTTACCACAGCTGGCACAGCAACATTCACAAACTAAGCAATTAGTTCGTAAAATAAAAACCTGCTTCGGCAGGTTTTTTGTTGGGTCGATTTTATATCGCTAAGTAAACATGCTCGTGTAACAATCTTGTCCTGCATAGGGCGGGACCGGATCAACACACACATACACAGGAGAAAAACATGAGCAAAACACCTTACGAGATCCGTCTCGAACTTCTTACCTTGGCCAAAGAAATTCTTCAAGCGCCAATTTACGAAAAACGCAGCAAACTCAGCGACGAGTATCACTCCAAGCTGACTGATGCCAATCGTGCAAGCCTTCCGTTCCCAACCATGCCTGATTTTCCATCAACAACGGACATCATCAGCCAGGCCGAAGAACTCAAAAAGTTTGTAGACGCCGCGTAAAAACAAAAGCCCCGAAAGGGGCTTTTTTATTGACTTTAATATGGGTCTTGCAACAATGACTTAAATACTCGATCATGATGGTGAGCAAGATAACTGAAGTAACAATATTTGAAAGCCCTGACGGTGGCCGTACAGTGTATGCACGTCAGCCCGGCAGCACCGCAAGGTCACTGCACTATCAGGATCCTAAACTACACCAAGAACTTGAAGAACTAGAACACAAACGTCGCTGGGTAGAAATATTTGAATCACGCCACACCAATGCAGCACTCAACGAGTTGTGTAACAAAGTGGAAGTGCTGTATGAATTAATCAGAAAAAACCCATGAGATTTCTAGTACAAACTTTTTTTGATATAACTGCCACCGGTGTTACAGGACACTACAAGCCCAGCCGTGTGCCTTTTCGCGATCACTCCGGCAACGCAATAACCAACGAAGCCGACTGGAACTGTGCAAGAAATCAGCAACGCAATTGGGAAACCATCACACAGATACTGGGTCTACGTACACAGCTATTCCGCATACAAACACCTATATCAGACCAGTTGAATCGTTCTTGGATGTTTGAGTTTGAAACAGAATCCAACAACATCTATGGCGACGATGCTGACCCTACTGCGGTGTTACGAACAGATGCCGCAGGCGTTCCCATGTTGCTGGGACTGAATAACCGTCCCGACATGTTAGCAACGCTGGTTACTACAGGACCGCAACAGAACATATGGTTCGCACCGGTCTTCATAAATAACGTAACGGAGAACTAAAATGGTTGATACCACTGCTATTGAGAAAAAAAGTTTAGAAGCACACGTAGAACTATGCGCAGAACGCTATAGTGCATTAGAGATGCGTCTAGATAATGTGGACGCCAAAATTGCCAGTCTAGAGCAGATGGTCATGCAGGTACGCGATATGGTCAGAGACATGGCCGACAAACGCAACAACCAACTGATTTCCTGGGGCCTGGGCATCATGGGCTCCATGGCTGCTGTCATTGGATGGCTACTTGTACAGTATGTGGTCAAATGAAAATAGATAAAGCATTTCTTAAAGAATTTCCCACGTTAGAACACAATAGTATTTGGAAAAACTCCGAAGGCAACTATACAGTTTTTGGCCGCTACAGTCTAGTCAAAGAAGCTGCGGGTTTTAGAGTGCATTGTTCACTGAGTGACATTGGCATTTTTCACAGCAGTAGATCCGCATTGAGCTGGTGCATTGCTGACAAATTCAAGCAATACAACGTAGCCAGAGAGCTGATTCAGCTGGACAATAATCTACATCACTTAACTATAGATATCAATACTCGTGCTGCCATCGGTGAGCGTGTTAAGAACGCCGAGCAACGTGAAATTATCCTGACTAAATTGGAAAGCAAAATCTTAAAGAAAAAAGAGATAGAAAATAGATTGTCCAAATATATTAATCGGGCTAAATACTATCAACAACGAGGATTCGATAATGAAACTGCAAGAACTGGCCGTGCTGCCACAAACAAAACAAGTTGCTAAAGTATTCGAAAGCTACTTTGGCAACAGTATCACCTTTGAATCAATTTCAAAGCGTCAAGCTCAGGCCTTACTGGGGCGAGTGCGTGGCTTACTAAGCGAGCACCGTCGTACTCCCAAGTTCCATGTCAGTGAACAAAATTCTGCATATTTGAAATTGATCATGCTGGAACAGGTACTGACTAAAAAAATCAAAGAAGAAATTCCAGCAACCACACTGGGACAACCAGACC